CCGCCCCGTAGCCACTGCAAACGACGACGAGGACGACGAGGACACCACCAGGGCAGCTCGTCGCGCGCCTGTGGCCGAGATGCCGGTCACCGGCAACGCGCCCGCCAAGCGGATCGCGGAGCTGTGTCAGATCGCCGGTGCGCCGGAGCTGGCCGCCGACTACCTCATCAAGGGGTACAGCGTCGATAAAGTCATAGAGAAGTTGAGCGCACGGCGCGCCAAGGCTTCCGCCGAGGGCAGCGTCAACTCTTTCGTCGCGGGTGACGGCGGAGGGCCGGGCAGCAACGGCGGGCGCGCGTCGGTCGATAGCGCCATCGAGCAGGCGCGCATCATGAGCGCCAACTCCGGCGGCAAGCTCACGCAGTCGCAGTGCATGGAGCGGCTGCTGCGGTCCAACCCGGACATTTACACCGGCTATCTGGAAGAGCGCGGCAGGGTCGCGGCGCAGGTGGCCTTCACAGGTGGGGGCCGGGCGCTGACCGATTACGTCATGAACAATCAGCGGCGCTACATGGCGAACCTGGGCCTGGGTACGACCATCGAGGACGTGCCGAGCCGCAGGCCGATGTAAGGAGGAACAATGCCGTACAACGAGGGTCTACTCAACACTTACTCGGCCCCTGCGGGGGTCGATCTTTCGGGCAAGCAGTTCTATGGCGTGTCCCTGGTGCCCGACGCCACGGGCAACCCGCCCGGCGTAAAAGTTGGACTCGCCGTGGCCGCCAAAGCAATCTCCGGCGTGCTGCAAAACAATCCGCTGGCGGGACAGGCCGCCTGCTATCAGACCAACGGGATCACCAAGGTGGCCATTTCCCCGAGCCAAGTGATCGTAGGCGGCACTACGCTTTTGGAAGTGGACGCCGCCGGGACTCTCAAAGTGTTCGGGACGGGCACGGTGGTTGCCGAGGCCCTGGAGAGCTTGGCGTCGGTCGCGAACGTGATGATTATCAGCGCGAGATTGCTGCCCAGCAACGCGGCTGACGTTTAACTTCCGGTTTTTCGATTTGATTTGAGTGTGTTTTACCGGGCCTTGACGGGTAGGCCCTAACCCCAAAGTGATAACATCCCGCCCCTGACGAGACGCACATTTCCGTGCGTCTTTTCCCCAACCAATCCACTTTCATTTGCCGGTCGGACTATGGCCGTGTGAGGACTTAGGAATTTATGGCTCAACCCACAATGAGTGATCTGCACGTCAACGCTCTCCTGACTGACATGAGCGCCATGTACGCGCAGGAGGCTGACGCTTTCATCGCGCGGGACGTGTTTCCCATCGTGCCGGTGACCAAGGTATCCGACCGATATACCGTCTACTCGCGCGCCGACTTTAACCGCAACCAGATGCAGAAGCGTGCGCCGGGCACGACGGTGAAGAACATCGGGTATCGCGTCGATACCCAGCCGACGTATCTCTGCGACGTCTGGGCTCTGGGCAAAACCATTGACGATCAGGTGCGCGGCAACGCGGACTCGATCTTCAACCTCGACCTGGAAGCCACCCGGCTGCTCACCACGCAATCGCTGATCAATCGCGAGTTCGCGTGGATGAGCACGTTCTTCCAGGCTAGCGTCTGGAGCAACCTGTGGACCGGCGGCGCGGCCTCTAGCGGTGCCTATCCCACCACGCCTGCGGCCTCGACGGCGTCGAGCTACACGTTCAAGAAATGGAGCGACTCGACCTCGGTGCCGATCCAGGACGTCCGCATGCTCAAGCAGATCGTGCAGCTCACCAGCGGCGGCCACCGGCCCAACCGCATGGTCATCGGGCGGCCTGTCTTCGACGTGTTGCTCGACCATCCCGAGTTCGTGGACCGCGTCAAGTACGGCGGGACCAACGACCGGCCCGCCCAGGTGGTCCTCAACGCTCTCGCCGCCATCTTCGAGATGGACCGCGTCCATGTCTCCGATGCCGTGTACAACACCGCGGGTGAGGGAGCTGGGGTGGACAGCGGCGCGACGTATGTTCCGCCTGCCTACAACCAGGGCATCAACGCGAACGAGAGCAATGCGTTCATGGCCGGGCCGAACGTGTGGATCGGCTTCACGCCGAGTGCGCCGGGCATCATGACGCCTGCGTGCGGCTATACCTTCGCGTGGTCGGGATACTTCGGGGCCACCCAGACCGGCGAGCGCCTCTCCAGCTATTACTTCCAGCCGGATCGGAGCACGCACGTCGAGATCGAGTCGGCCTACGTACACAAGGTCATCAGCGCCGACATGGGCGGCTTCCTGACGGGCTGCATTTAAACGGAGCTGACTATGGGAACCACGCCACTCATCGGGCGCAGGCCGCCCGTCAAATCCGATCTGCCGCCGGAGCTGCCGGTCAAAGCGGGGGGAGCGCCCACCGAAGAGCAGAAGGCCAAGGTGCTGCGCGAGGCGGTCAGCCATTACCTCCGCTCCAGCTTCAGGGCCCCCGACGTCCGACAGATCTGCGAGGACTTCATCGCGGCCATCGACGCGGCGGCAGGCGGCGGCGGGATGGCACCGCCCTTGCCCGACGTGCCTGCCGTGTCGATTACTCCCACGAGCGATACGGTTGCGTCCCTTGGAGGCACCGGCAGCATCGCGGTCACCATCACCGCTCCCGGCATCTCGGGAACCTGGATTGTCGATAAGGATTCGACGGCGACGTGGCTCACCTACACGCCGATGACGCCGCAGTCGGCAGACGGCACGATCAACTGGACCGCAGAGCCCAATCTCGAAGTGGCGGCCCGTGTCGCCCACTTCTATGTCAACGGCAAAACGTTCACGTTGACCCAGGACGCCGCCGCCGTATGATTCGCGACCTCATACCCTGGAATCAGCTCACGCGCATGGGCGTCCCGGCCCTCAAGGTGACCCGACGCCCGCTCGTGCTCGGTGAGGTGATCGTGCCGGTGGGTGAGACGCTCGATCCCGAGCTACTGCCGCTCCACATCCGCCAGCAGCGGCTGCGTCAGTTCTACGAGCAGCGTTTGCTAGAGCCGGTGGATGCGCCCCCGGATTCCCGGCAGTTCTATCGCGAGCAGCTCGCGCGCATGCATGGCCACGAGATCCCCGTTACGCCGGTCACGCCGGTCGCCACGCGCATCGTGGCCGACAACCTGCCTCTGCCCAGCGTCGATGTGCCGGTGCCGGAATCCGACCCGGCGGCGCGGCGCAAGCCCAAAGGAGCCAAGTGATGGACTTCGATGCGCTGGTCGCCACGATGGACAACACGCTGGTCTCCGCCTTTCAGAAAGTCGATCCGGCAACCGGCCCGCTTGAGGTCACGCTACATGCCAACGACGGGGGCGGCGACGTCACCGTGCCGTGCATCGTCAAGAACCCGAGCATGGAGGAAGACTATACACCCGGCTCGCAGAACGGCACCGCCATGCTGATCCTGTTCATCCCGGCTTCGGCGGGCGTGGTAGCGCTGCGTGGCCAGACGGCGACCTACGGCGGCGTCGATTACGACGTCCTGCAATCGGATGCCGACCGCTGCGGCGGCGTCCACATTCGCATGCGCGCACGCACGCAACCCTTCAGTCAGTGAGGTCTATGGATGCTCGATCCCGACGTGGTTCTCAGTTCCGTACTGGCTTCGCTGCAGTCGATCTTGCAGCTCGCAACGGAGCTGGGTGCGCCCGGCATCCCGGTCACTGAGTCGATCACCGGCCACTACTTCTTCTCGGGCGAGGACAACTCGTACATCCGCACGCTCGCGCAAATGAAAAGCCCTTCCATCCTGGTGGCCTACCTCGACTACATCATGGGCAACTTCGACGGCATGACCGTCTGGAAACACCGGTTGAATCTCTGCATCCGCTCGCGCAACAAGGCATCGAACGGCAGCGCGGCCAGCGCGCAGCGCCTCTGGTGGATGGCGATGAATCTGCCGATCTCCGTGCCCGAGGTCGCACCCAACATCCGGTACGTGGATCTGGCGGGCGGCCTGCTCTGGCTCTTCGAAACCAATCTGAAGTATCAGACTGACGAGCTGGGCCAGGATTTCTTCATCGGCACCATGGTCTTCAACGAAATGGGCGACGTGGGACCGAGCGGCGCGGAATTCCTGTGCATCGGGCCCAGCACGATCCGGCATGCGCCCACGGTCGATGGCTTCGCGCACGCGATCCTGCAGCACCTATCCGCCGACCAACGGCAGCAACTCCTCGAAGAGATCGAAGAGGAACAAGGAGTAAGCAATGGCGACACGCATACAAAATAAAATTCTGGGTCTGGGATTGCACAAGCAGGCCGATATCGTCACTCCCAACGCGACGTTCCTCCGTTTTCGCCAGCTCAATGCGGAGCTTGCACCGAGCGGCTTTGGAACGGAAAATGATGCCAACGAAGTCGGCAAGGGCAACGAGTTCGTCTCCGCGAGCGGTGTGTACCCGGTCTCCTGGAATCCCCTGGCACGGATCGACAAGTATTCGTCGGCGGAGTTCATGACCTGGGCGTTCGCCTTCGCGCTCGGCAAGGTGTCTGAGGTGACCGGCACCTACACCCTCACGCCCATCGATGTCTGCGTGGACGGCCTGGAGCTGCCGTATTTCACAGTGGCGGAGCAGGTCTGCGAAAGCGGCGGCCAAGCGCTCGACAACGCCTTCATCGGCTGCGCCGTCGAGGACGTCACCTATGATTTCAACTACGGGCCGGGCCGTCAGTCGGGCCGCGTGACAGTGAACTGGATCGGCTCCGGCAAGATGGCTACGCCGTCTGCGGTGACCATCCCTGCCGCCGTCAGCGAACACTACATGCTGACCGGCTCGATGCAGTTGACCATCAACGGCACCGACTACGTCACGGCCAAGACGATCCTGTCAGGCCAACTCTCCTGGAAAAACAATCTGCTCGCCGGTGCCGGTTTCTACCCCGGCTCCGGCATGCAAAATGGCGCGGCCATCCGTGGCCGCATCGAGATCGGCACGCGCGCCTCGACCCTCACGTTCACCGCGCGCCTGCTAAAAAATTCTGTTGAGTACTCGAAGCTGCTCGCGCAGACCACCGGCACAGCGGTCTTGACGGTCTCCTTCGATGCCACCCACACCATGACGTTCACCTACCCAAGCGTGCAATACGAGGCGGTCGTGAACGGCGAGCAGGACGGCATCGTCAGCGTCACGGTCACGGTCGCGACCAAATACGATCCCACCCTTGGCGTGCTCTCGATCACCTCGCAGTGCGGCATCACCGGCATCGCGCAAGTCGGCACGCTATTGGACGCAGCATAAGAGGGCAAATGTACGGCGAACTGAGTCTGATCAAAACGACGCAAGGCGGCGAGATCCCGGCGATCCCCATCGTCATCCAGAATCCGGCCAAGGTCGCGGCGCTGCGTCTCCCGACCTCTGAAGAAATCGCGGCCTACACGGGAAGCATCCGGCAGGTGATCCACCGCATCGGTCGCCGCCAGAGCGAAGATCGCGACGTGCCCAACACGGAAGCCGAGCGCAAATTCTTCGAGGCGATGCGCCTGGACAAGACCGGCGATGAGTTCGATGAATCGGAGATGCGCCACGCCATCGACCTCGTGCTGCGCCACAGTGTGGTCGGCTGTGATCGCGACGGCGATGCTTACATCGTCAAAGTCAACACGCTCTGGGGCGTCACCGCCCATACCTGCCGCATTCCCACCACCCGTGAACTGCAGAGCTACCGGGAGAATGTCATCAAGTCGCGCGAGCTGCCCCACAATGTCGAGGAGCGTCGCTTCCCGCCGGAAGCGCCGGTGCAGTTCTATAACGCGGTCATCACGGCGGTCGAAGGGTACGCGCCGCAATTCAACGTCCCGGTCGGCACCGTCAACGGCAACCGGCATGTGCTCGAAGGTGCGGAGCTGAAGACGCTCCTACCGCAGGTCCCGCCGCACCATAAACGCAGCGTGGCGGGCGAAGTCTCCAGTGCGCTCTATGACCTCGATCCGCAACTCGACCCAAACGGATAGAGCCGGAGGAGTGGCCCTTCCCGCTACCGCTCCGGCTGCTGGTCTACCGGCTGCTGCGCGGCGAGGAACTGTGTCGCGGCGAGGACCAGGGCGCGAGCGGCTGCCCGCTGGCCGACACGGTGCGCTGCGTGGCGTGTGGCTATCGCTGCCAGGCCGAGGACGTCAATGTGCCGGGCCCGTGCCCCTCCTGCGATCAGAACGCCTCCGTGGCGGAGCGCTGCGAGAGCTGCCCGGTGGTGGAGGTGGAGCACTACCGCGCGACCACGTCGACCGGCCAGCTCCTGGATCGCGTCCTGGAGCACGAGTTCGACACCAAGCACTACCACATCGATCCCGGCGGGATCAGCGCCGAGGTCAGAGAGGGTTTGAAGGTCGTGGAGAGCGAGCGGACGCGGTGGGAAAAGGAGTCGCGGGAGAAGGCCGACCAGGAGCGCCAGGAGCAGCAGCGCGTGCGCGAGATGCAGCGGAAGAGCGGGCGAGGGTTCTAGTGGTCGTAATCTATGCCGAAGGCTTGGCAGGCGCGCATATCGCTCAGGTCGGCGGCGCTCAGTTGCCCTATCGGTTTGTATTTCAAGTCCAGGCACCGGCGTGTCAGGTAGGTTCGCTTCTCCTGCAACGCCTGAGCCGCCGGGGCATCCTTCTGAGCTTGCACCGCATCACAGGTGTCGATATCGGTCACGTCCGCAGCGGTCAGTGTCTCAGCCGGTTTGTGCTTCAAGTTGGCGCACCGGAGTTCCAGCGCGTCGGATGGAACATCCTTCGCCTTCTGGCTGGGGGCGCTCGGGGCGCTGCGGAGTACGGCGACCACCAGGGTGAGGGCGCAGATCACAATCGTGGAAATAACCAACTTGACCATCAACCCCACCGTACCAGCCTGCGGAAAACGCGGGCAATGATCCGTGGGATAAACCGTTGCCGAAAGGGGCTGCTGATGCCGATCTTTGAGGCCAGAATCCAGGAAGCCAAGGTAAGCTTCTCGCCATTTTCAACCGACAGCATGTTGGCCATCGGCAACGTCGTGCTCGACCATATCAAGTCGCGCATCCAGTCCGTCCAGGACGTCACCGATTCGCGCGCCAAGCCGCTGAAGGAGAA